CATTAGGAGCAGTTTAATATGGCATACACATTAGCAAATTTAGAAACAGATATTAGAAATTATACCGAAGTAGACTCTACAGTATTTACAAGTAGTATTTTAAATCCAATTATAGTTAATGCTGAAAATAAAATTTATAGAGAAGTAGATACTGATCAAGAACGTTTTTATGCAACTTCTAGTTTAGTAATTGGAAATAGATATGTAACTATCCCTTCTGATTTAAGATTTATAGGAAATGTTCAATTAACAGATTCTAATGGTACTCAATATTTTTTAGAACAAAGAGATACAAGTTTTATGGCTGAATATTATAATACCCCAGGTTCTGCTTCTGTAAATATGCCAAAATATTATGCCAATTGGGATGAAGAATTTTGGGTTGTGGCACCTACCCCTGATAAAACATATGCTATTACATTAAGTTATAATAAAGAACCAGGAAGTATTACTAGCACTACACAACCAAATTCAACTAATCCTTTTAGTACTACAGGTACTTATTTATCTAATAAATACCAAGATTTATTGTTATACGCTTGTTTAGTTAATGCATATGGGTACTTGAAAGGTCCTGCAGATATGATACAATATTACTCACAAGCTTATGAAAAAGCTTTACTTTCGTACGCGATTGAACAACAAGGTCGCAGACGCCGAGACGAATATGATGATGGTGTTATTCGTACTCAACTTAAATCTGATCCATCATCAAGTTATTAATAACAAGGAGAAAAATAGATGGCAAATATAGTACCGTTTTCATTCCCAGTAGAATTACTATCGGGAACGCATAATTTTGCTTCAGCTGGAAACACTTTTAAAATAGCATTATACACAGCAAATCCATATACAACATCAAGCACTGTATTCACTGCAACTAGTGAAGTAAGTTCTGGAGGTGGTAGTCAGTATCCCGCTGGCGGAAATACATTAGCGAGTCAGGCAGTTTCAAACGTGAGTAACGTTGCAACTGTTGATTTTGCAGATTCTGTATTTGGAACACCAACACCTGCAACTTTCACTGCAGCGTTTGGAGCAATATATAATACTACTAATAGTAATAAACTGGTTGTTGTATTAGATTTTGGAGGAAACAAAACTTGTACCAATGGAACTTTTACAATTACATTTCCAAATCCTACAAGTGGTTCACCTTCTGGTTCAGATGCAATTATTAGTATAACTTCTTAATAAGGAGATTAAAAATAAATGGCGTTAGTAATAAACGACCGAGTAAAAGAAACTAGTACCTCAACAGGTGCAAGTACATTTACTTTGGCCGGAGCACAAACTGGTTTTGAAACTTTTGCTTTAGGTATTGGTGGTAACAATACAACTTACTATGCTATTTTTAATCAAGGTACTAATGAATGGGAAGTTGGATTAGGAACACTTAACGCAGGTGGAACTGTTTTAACTAGAACAACAATTTTAACAAGTTCTAACTCTGATAGCATTGTAACTTTTACTAGTGGAACAAAAGATGTATTTTGTACATTACCAGCAAGTAAAGCAGTGTATTTAGATTCAACAGGAGCGCCAGTAGGTGCAGCAAGTAATGGATTTGCTATATTTGAACAAAATTTTAAATTAATATAAGGAGAACATATGGCACAAGATTTCGTAAGATATAGCGCACAAGCAACTAACAGTGCTAGCACTATTTTTACAGCAAATTCAAATGACGCAGTTATTGGAATTAGGATCGCAAACATATTATCTTCAGCAATCACCGTTGATGTATGGGTTTCTGTAACAGGAAGCACCGTTAGATACATTGCAAAAGATTTAAGCATTCCACCATCAAGTTCAGTTGAACTTGTTACAGGTGGTGCTAAATTTGTGATGCAGAATACTGATTTACTTAGAGTACAATCAAATACTGCAACTTCTGCTGATGTTTATGTAAGCGTGGTAGATTCAATTAGTGCATAGATAAAAAATATGGATAGTTTATATACTACAACTTATATCGGTAATAAACCGGGAGCACAGGATATATATACTCATGCTCAAGTTTTAGAAAATCAAAACGTGGTTATTGAATCTGCAGTTCTTGCAGGACCAGTAACAATTGTAAATGCATTTACAGTAACAGGAACGTTGGTAATATTATAATGAGTCAATTAGAAGTCGATAAGGTTTTACCTCAATCAGGCACAAGTTTAACACTTGGTGCATCTGGTGATACTATCACTATTCCTTCTGGAGCAATAATTTCAAATCAAGGTACCGCTACAGGATTTGGCCCAACAGGAGCCGTATCTTGGGATGTAGCAAATATTAAAACTTCAGGATTTACAGCTGTAAATGGACTTGGATATTTTTGTAACACAACTTCTTCAGCTTTCACAGTAACTCTTCCAGCATCTCCTTCAGCGGGAAATGTTGTTGCTATATCAGATTATGCAGCGACATTTGCAACTAACAATATAACAGTAGATCCAAATGGAAATAAAATAGCTGGATCAACACTTAATAAACTTTTAAACACTAATGGAATAGCAGTAACTTTTGTATATGTAGATTCAATTGAAGGTTGGATTGTAACGGATTCAGGATTACAAAGTGATTTTCAACCAGTAAGTTATTCAGTAGATTTTTTAGTAATAGCTGGTGGTGGAGGAGGTGGTACTGGTAGAGGAGGTGGTGGGGGTGCTGGAGGTTATAGAACATCAACTCAAACAGTTACAGCAGGAGTATCAATTACAGTAACAGTAGGCGATGGTGGAGCACAAGTTGCTTCTGCTTCCATTGGAAATAGTGGGAGCAATTCTTCAATATCAGGTACAGGTTTAACAACAATCACTTCAGCAGGTGGAGGAGGAGGAGAATCTGGAGATACTGGTGCTTCTGTAACAGGTGGTTCAGGAGGTGGAGGAGTTGATGGTGCTGGTAGTGCTGGTAACACACCAAACACATCACCAAGTCAAGGAAACAATGGTGGTAGTGGTGCTGGAGCACCATTATATGGTGCTGGAGGAGGAGGAGGTGCAGGTGCAGTTGGAGTTGATGGAACAACAACTGCTGGAGGAAATGGTGGTGCAGGATCAGCATCTTCAATAACAGGTTCTTCAGTTACAAGAGCAGGAGGAGGAGGTGGAGCATATTATACAACTGGTGGTACTGCTGGTACTGGTGGTTCTGGTGGTGGAGGAGCAGGTGGTTCAGCATCAAATGGTGTAGCAGGAACAGCTAATACTGGTGGTGGTGGAGGTGGTGGAGGTTTTGAAGTACCATCTACATATTATATTGGTGCTGCAGGAGGAAAAGGTGTTGTTATATTAAGTATGCCTGACGCAAATTATTCAGGAACAACTACTGGTTCTCCAACAGTTGCCACAGGAGTTTCAGGAAAAACAGTTTTAACATTTAATGGTACTGGGAGTTACACAACATAATGGCTAGTTTTGCAAAAATAGGATTAAATTCAAAAGTAATAGAAGTTCTTTCTGTAGTTAATGAAGTTCTTCATGACTCAAATGGAATTGAACAAGAAGTAATTGGTATAGATTTTTTAACTAAATTAACAGGATGGGCTATTTGGAAACAGACTTCTTACAACACAGTTGGTGGAGTTCATACAAAAGGAGGAGTTCCTTTTAGAAAAAACCACGCTGGTATTGGATATACTTACGATGAAGATAGGGATGCTTTTATACCAAAGAAACCTTTTAACTCTTGGATATTAAATGAACAAACTTGTCTTTGGAACGCACCTACACCTATGCCAACAGACGGAAAAAGATATAATTGGAACGAAACAAATTTAACTTGGGATTTAATTAATGACTAGTATTATTAAAGTAGACACGGTCCAGGATATCGATGGTAATAATATTATCAGCGAAAATGCCAACACGATCACGATAGGCGCTTCGGGAGACACGATCAGCATTCCTGCAGGTGCGACATTAGTTAATAGCGGAACGGCGACAGGCTTTGGTTTAACATGGCAATCAGTTCAAACAACAGGTTTTACCGCAGTTAAAGGTAATGCATATCCTTGCAATACGACTTCTGCAGGATTTACAGTAACACTTCCAGCAACACCAAGTGCAGGAGATCAAGTTCAATTAATGGATTATGCAGGTACTTGGGATACAAATGTTTTAACAATAAATCCTAATGGTGGTAAAATTTTAGCACAAACATCAAATGTTACAGCATCAAAAGATAGAGAAGCAATAACATTAACATATATAGATGCCACACAAGGTTGGCTTCCTAGTTCTGGCTATCAAGAAGGAACAACAGGAATTTCTCTCCCTTACTCAGTAGATTTTTTAGTAATAGCTGGTGGAGGAGGTGGTGGATTTGATGATGCAGGAGCAGGTGGTGCAGGAGGATATAGAAATTCATTTTCAACAGAACCATCAGGTGGTGGGGGAAGTAGTGAAACAAGTTTAACATTTTCAGCAGGAACAGTTTATACAGTTACAGTAGGAGGAGGTGGAGCTGGTGCTTCTGGAGGCTCTAATAGAGGTGTAGTAGGAGTTAATAGTTCAATATCAGGAACAGGTATTTCAACAATCACATCTTCAGGAGGAGGTGGAGGAGGTTCAAGACCAAGCGAATCAACTGGTGGAAATGGTGGTTCTGGTGGTGGTGGCAATTACTTAAATGCTGATGCAGGTGGAAATGGAACAGCTAATCAAGGTTTTAATGGTGGTGCTGGACAAATTTCAGGTACTATTGCTGGTGGTGGCGGTGGTGCAGGTGAAGCTGGAAACACAGATGGACAAGGATTTGGTGGAGATGGTTTATCATCTTCTATAACTGGTTCTGCTGTTGATAGAGGTGGTGGAGGTTCTGGTGGTTCAAGATCAGGTACAAAAACTGCTGGAACTGGCGGTGGTGGTACAGGAGGTGTTCAAAGTTCTACAGTTGCAGGTAATGGTACAGTAAATACAGGCGGAGGTGGAGGTGGAGGAAATGGTGGTACTCCTGGTGGTGGAGGTGGAGGAAATGGTGGTTCAGGAGTTGTAATACTTCGTATGGCAACTGCTAGTTATTCAGGAACCACAACAGGTTCACCAACAGTTACAACAGATGGAACTGACACAGTACTAGTATTTAATTCATCAGGAAGTATAACAGGATAATATATGGCACACTTTGCAAAATTAGGAGTAGGGAATATAGTTGAACAAGTAATAATAGTATCTAATGATATTGCGACAACTGAACAAGCTGGAGTAGATTTTATTAACAAACTTTACAATACAAGAGATGTTTGGAAACAAACTTCTTACAATGGAAATATTAGAAAAAACTTTGCTGGTATAGGTTTCCAATATGACCAGACAAGAGATGCTTTTATAGCACCTAAACCTTTTAACTCTTGGATCTTAAATGAAGATACTTGTCTTTGGGAAGCACCAATTGCTAAACCAAATGATGGAAAAAGATATAATTGGAATGAAATTAATCAAAATTGGGATATAGTAGAATAATATGAGCGAAATTAAAGTAAATAAAATATCACAGAGATCCGGAACCGCGATTACTTTAGGTAATTCTGGTACCGATTTTCAATTACCAAGTGGAGCAGATATCGTTGC